GCCACCGCCCCCGCCGCCACCGGCCGAGGTCGTATCGTAATAAGCCGCACCGCCGCCGCCACCTCCACAAAGAGTGACCAGAACCGAGGTAATACCAGCGGGCACGGTAAACGTGCCATTGGACGCGAATAGCTGCGACCCGCGATTCTGCAGCTGGCCGAGCGTGACCGCGTGGCTACTCTTGAGCGCGGGAGCCACTTGCAGTGGCGCGGTATCACACGACAGCAGCACATAGGCCCCCGCGCCGCCCCATAGCGAACTGTTCCAGCACACCGTACAGATACCGTCGACGACCACTTCACCGCCTTGCAGCGCCAAGCCCCCCAGGCCGACCAAGTTCGCCAGACCGGCGCCGTCATTGAACGTCGACGACGCGGTGTTGGTAGTCTTCGCTTTGAAGCGCAACAGCCGACCATTGACGCGGCTGGTGATGGACGGGGTAAACGCCGCCACATAGGCGTTCGCAACGCCCGTATCCAACGCGTAATTCGTAGCGCCAGCTTGACCAAGCGCGCGGATGGCCTTCAACAGCTGGGTCAAATCCGCTTCAGCCGGGACAAGCCCCGCAGCCTGAATGACATTCAGCATTTCGTCAGTGACTGAGTTGCCCCACGCCGAAGGGATCAGTGAACCCGGTGTACCTGCCAGAGGATCCTCGTCTACAAACTTGCCACCTACCAGCCCAATACTGGGCACACTTTTTGGATAATCCACGTTCCATCCCCTCAGTCGTAATTGATGTGCACAACGGTGTGCGCCGGCGCCGGCCGACGGATCAAGCATTCGATGGCGTTGCCCGGGTTTGCCCCAAAGCGTTCGCCCCAATAGCTGACGCCAAAGCGACGGCCTTGCCGCTGACGCCCCCCGGTGTTGAGCGTCCACATGAACTGCGCATGCCAGGTCCCAAAATGCGCCGCCCCAAAACGAGAACGCCCCATACGGGGCGCTCGATGTTCGGTGATAGTGGGATTCGGGTAGCCCTGGCTCACTGCGATTTCAAGGAAGTAAGCCCTGCTCTGCCCTCCCACTTCCACCAGTCTGCGCCTCACTGCCAGACGCCTGTCTTCAAACGCTGGGTTTGGCCCGAGACAGACATCGGGCAACCCCATTACAGCCTCCCAGTCCGGCACCAGTTCGCTCACGCCCGAGGGGTCCATCTCGTTAAGCAGGTCAACCGCTCGTGCATCGAGCCGGGAGAACTCCAGCGAAACGCCCGTCAGGACAAGATCAATCTCCGGCACCAACTCCGGATCCCATGCGGGGCCGGCAGGCAGGAGCCCCCGAAGCTGCTGGCGGTATTGATCGGCGGTTCTCGCTACAGCCATGTGATACCCCCAAATGTCAGCAGTTGGTTGGTGGCGGGCACGACATTGGCCACAGGCGCTATCAACTGGTGGTCGGTCTCGCCTGATGATCCGCTGATCGCCTCACGGATATGGCTTATGAGCAGAGTGTCCCCAAGCCCGGCCTCTCGCTCGTGCAGATCTATCAACTGCGCCTGAATGCCAGCACGAACCGCGCTGGTGTCTGGTACCGCATGGATGGTGTAGAGCACCGGGACTCTGTTGGGTGCGAGGACATATAGCTCAGCCGTTACCGGCCGCAGCGGCTCGATGTAGGCTTTCACTTCCGCGAGCTGCGCCGGATTAGGAACCGGATCGACATCGCCATCACGCATGATAAATAAGCCAACGGTGCCTGGCCCCAGGTAGCTACCGCGACACCAGGCACGAGTCACACCGGCAACCTCCAGTGCCCACGTCTCATAATCGGCGGAAGATCCACCGTGCGGGATAACCCGATAGGACCGCACCACTCGGGCACGCAGCGACTCAACGCTTTCCTTCGCGATACCACCCGTTACACCGGGAGCCAACACGGTAAAAGTATTGGTGACGCCGGCCACCGGCTGGACCAGGCTCAAAGTCAGACCCGGATCAGCGTTGCCCAGAGTGCCGGCGTCGACCGCCTCGATCGTGGTGGTGTTAAGTCCCGCCACCGTGGTGACGCCAGTCGTCACCTTATAGGTGCGACCATCACCAGCCTGCAGCACAACATCAATATCGAGCACAGCCCCCGCTGCGGCTGTAAAGCTGACTGGCCCTTCTGCCGGCTGGGCTGGGTTGCGCGGCTGATTCAGGCGCAACAACGCAACCCGCTCCAGCGTTTCTTCGTCCGCCCGATCGGGCAGGATTTGCTCGACGATCCAGTCGAGGTAGCCGTACAAACCAAAAGCCGTGCCACCCAAGGTTCTGGCCAGCACCTGTGCATCAGATCGGCGCAGCGAGTCAGAGGCCAAGTCACCTTGGGTACGGCCGATCAAGACAGGTAGCGAAGGCGTTTCAAACGGCATAGATCACCTGCCATGAAGAGGGTTGTTTGATTTCAAGACGTGTACCGCCGGTAATGGTCAGCGTCGGGATAAGGTTCAGTCGGTTGATATCGACTTTTTCGCTGGCGATAGCGATGTCGACAACATGACCGTCATCCAGCAACCATTGCAGGGCCTCATGTGCGTAGGCCTCGGCATCGCGCTGGGTTTGTGGTGTCAGCTTCACCCGACGCAGTAGCCACAGGCGGGAGCCGATGCGGTCATTCGTGATCGGCGGGTAGCTGTCGCCCCACCAACCAAAACGTTCATCGTCATCAACAAGATCATCTGTTTCGGCGCGGCGCCAGGTGTACAGGCTGATTGTCACGGCGCGAATAAGCGCAGCCTCAACCTCGGAAGAAATGACCATGCTCAACCTCCCGCGACAGGCGCGGCGCTCTGACCACTACCAGCCATAACGCCCCCGTGAACGTGATGAATTTGGCTGATGCCACCAGCGACCTGATCACCCTGCGAAACGATTTCCCCTGTCTGGTTGATCACCGGCGAATCAATGTTCACCGCTGTCGTGGCCTTGATGTTCAGGGTCTGCGTCTCGATGTCGATGATCCGCCCGCGCTTGAAGTGGATGTGATCACCTTCGTCGGTGTAGATGGCCACCTCGCCGGACGCCATTGCCTGAATGCGGTACCGGCGATCAGCGGCCACCAGCACCACCGCATGGGATCGATCACCACCGATGAACGCAGCCAGCACCTCGGCGCCGGGCAGTGGGTTGCTGGTGAAACCGTAAGGTTCGAAGTGTTCAGCGCCATCCTTGAGCTCACCAGCGGTGAGGCGAACCTGTAGGCCTTGGAGTTTTTTGGTGGCATTGACCAGCACCACCGTGCCGCGGGCGAGCAAGTTTTTCATATTCATTTTTTGGGCTCGTAGTCAGCGGGGATCAGGTATTCGAAGTTGTCACCCTTGCCGCCCTTCTTCACCTTCCTTTTGCCATGCGGGTCCTTCGGCTCAGGCTCAAAACTTTCAGGCGGCCCCACCTCCAACTTGGCGAGCATCCCCTGCTCGTTCAGCGTGTAGGTGATGCGCGAGATCAGCATGTCTCGGTCCATGCCAATGATGGGGTCGATCACCCTGACAATCATGTTGTGTCGCCAAAGCTGTCCATTGGATTGACGCCAGCCCTGAACCACATAAGTGACCGTCAGCGCCTTCCCCATTCGGCTGCTACGTTCCCAGTTGGCCCGCGACTGGGCCAGCTCGTTGGTCACCTGGCCGGACTCCTGAATGATCATCACCCGTTTGCGGGTGGTGCGATCGTCAGCGGCACTGGCCGAAACCTCAGCGGCATCGGGACCAAACTCATCGTCGGTGCCGCTTTTCTGGCCCAGCACCTGGTACTCAGAAAACACCCCGGAGAAGTCGAGCGGCGCATCGCCGGTCTTGACGTTCTTGCCCACCTCAATCGCATCGAAGGTGCGGCCACCACTGCCTGGGCTGGCCAGCACGGCGGCACCGCGCGCGTCGTCCGTGGAGAACACCCGGAACAATGTCAGCAACCGGTCAATGGAGGCGAACGCCGTCTCGCCCGGCTCGATGGTGTGGTCAGAAAGTTTTCCGCCTTCAGGGATCTCACTGTTCACCGTGATGCCATAGGGCGCAGCCAACGCTTTGACGATGGCCAGCACCGCCTGGTTGTTCCATTGGCCAGGCTTGTTGACTGCCGCGCAGTCCACCAGGTCCGCCGTCAATGATCGCCCGCTGATCGTCTTGGTGATTTGCTTATCGTCGTAGCTGACCGGTGTTGCAAACACCCACGCCGTCAGCACCAGGTCATTACCGATTTTCACCTGGCACTTGTCGCCCTGCCGGATCGGTACGTTTTGAACCTGCCCCGGCCACTTCCACGTCAACGACACATTGAACGATCGGGCCTGATCTTCGAGCCCCGCAGTGATTTCCACCGATTTCCAGCCGAAGTAATCCAGACCGCCAACCGTAAGGCTGACCGCATTTTGGTCATCGGACATTGGTTACCTCTGGGCGATTTTGATGGGCACCGCCGGCACAAAGCCTGGGTGCTGAATGCGGTTGCGCTGAACGACCTCCGGCGAGCGCGTTGCATCGCCGAAGCGTCTGTAGGCCAGCACCAATGCAGGCAAGGTTTCAGGCGGCGTGATGTCGACCAACTTGACCCCGGATTGCGCGACAGCCGTCAGGTGCTTTACCACCGTCTGCCGAAAATTGTTCAGCACCAGATAGTGCTCGGGATCAGCCTTCAGTGACGCTTCATGAATGGCCTCATTGAGGTTGTCACGGAGTTCGATCACGTCGTCAGCCACCGGCACGTCGGGCCGAACAATGGGCTGGAGCGCCTGTTGCTCAACGGAAGGCATGGCCTCAATTGACTCTGGCTGCGGGGCTACTGGCATCTCGCTCACGATCAGGCCGATCTGCACCAGGGTTGAATCCTGCACCAGATTTGCGGTGGCCTGTGATGCAGTGATTGCATCAGTGCCACCGATAGAGCTGACGGTGTTGATACTGCCGACCGCCGCCGTCTGCTGGCTGGCTTCGGCGACAGCCCCGCGGTAACCGCCACCATCATTGCCCGAGCTACTACCGAAGCTGCTGCCCGAGCTGGACCGACCACTTGAACTTGAGCTGAAAAAATCGAAACCTGAAAAGCTGCTGAAGTAGCTGGAGAAAAGCGAGGACAAAGAGCCAGGGGAGTTGATGAGCGATTGCGCGAAACCCGTGACATCCGTGAAGACACTCACGAACGGCGCGAACTGCTGCTGAATGACAGAGAAGACGTTCGTCAGGCTGTTGCGCATTTGTAGCAACCCGAGCCGGGCTTGATTAACTGTACCCATGGCGGTCTTGTATCGATTGAGCGAAGACGTCAGCAGGCTTTCAGACGAATTCACCACTTGCGCCTGGGTGTTGACCTTCGCCGCGGGCGTCTTAAGCGGCACGTCCGGATAGAAAGTCAGCTCAAAACTGACCATGCCACCGCCCACGAAGTCGTGGGACATATCGCACTCGCCTGCCTTGACCTGCATTTTTCCGAGCCAGGGATGCACCAGCTCGCCGCCGCCCGGCGTGTTCAGCGCCTCGATCAACTTGTCTCGACGCTCGAAACAATCATCACCGATGATCCACGCCGTCATCTTGTGCACCTGGGATTGCTTGCCCAACTGCTCAAAGAACGGTGTGTCTCGCTGCGGAAATTCATGCAGCTGTCCCTTCATACCCACCGGCACCGAAGTCTGGGGGATCAAGAAGCTGATCCCCCGGAACGAAGCCGGCAACAACTTATCACGCCACGTCACAGTCATTAGTTGGGCCTCATAACACCGATGGTTCGGGTACCGACACTGGGCTTGATGCTCAGGCCCGGTTGATTGGTTTTCGCTTGATCGACGGTGGTACCGGGAGGAGCACCGGGGATGTTGATGGTGATTTCACCATTGAGCTTTGGCGCCTGATTACCTGATGCCTGCTGAAGCAGACCGCTGGATTGGTTGGCCAGATTTGGCCGACTCAACAACTTTTCAGTGCTCGGGATGCCCGCCGCGTTTTTCATCATCCGCTGATATCGCTGCGCGCCTTCGACAGCGCCGGCCTCAACAAACGAGCCATCGCCGCCACCTGGTCCCGCGTTGCGCACGCGCTGCTCTTCGGCAAACTCATTGGCTTTATTGGTGGCGGTTTTGATGATTCCTTCACCACCCTCGCCGCCTCCGAAGTACTTCATCATCGGTTCGATGATCGGTTTCAGTTTCGCCCAGAGCTTCTGAAACCACTCAGTGATGGGCGCCCAGTTCTTGGCAATCATCCCGAGCGGCGTCCACTCAAACATGCGCCCGAGGAAATCCATTACCGGGGTGGAGACGGCGACAAGAACATCCCAAAGCGCCGAGAACAACTCAGTCAACGGCCCCCAGTTTTCCATCACCATCGGGATCGGAGTGAATGCAAAGGCCTGCTTAAACCAGCCCCACAGGACCATGGCCGGACCTTTGATCTTTTCCCAGATCGCTTCGAAGTACGGCGCAACGGTCGCCCAGTTGGCAATCAACAGGCCGGCCGCTAGCGCGATACCGCGAACGATTATCCCGATCGGCGACATTGCGGTGACGGCGCTGAGGATCTTGGTTGCCACCACGGCGCCCATCACCGCGACACGCAGAACACCAAAGGCAACGCCGGCACCCAACACCCCACGGATAACACCAGGGTGTTCACCGGCGAGCGAAGACATTTGGGAGATGGCTGGGCCGATCTGGTCCATGAAGTCATTGAACGGCGGTAGGAGACCGGAACCCACTGCGATACCCAACCGGGTTACCTTGTTGGTCAGCAGCTGCATGGAGTTGGCAGTGGTCGCGGACCGAGCCGTGTATTCCGCCTCCATCGATCCAGCAAATTTTCCTTCCTTGCCTACGGCGCCGAAGCTGGATTTCAACAGATCGAGGTTGGTCAGCAGTGGCGCGATGGCAGACACCGACTCGGTACCGAAGAGCTGCGTCAGTAACCCGGCCTGCTTCGCCGGATCGACCTTGGCGATGCGCTCCAGCACATCTTCGATCGTGCCCTGAGCATCCTTTTGCATGCTCTTCGAAACTTGCTTCACATCCAAACGCAGCGACTTGAAAGCCTCCGATTGTTGTTTGGTGGCCGCACTGCCCTTGGTCAGCGACAGCATGAAATTCTTCATGCCCGTTGCCGCTACTTCACTCGGGACACCCACGCCCGCAAGCGTGGCCCCCATCGCGGCAACCTGACCTGCTGACAGGCCGGCGATACCACCCAACGAACCGATCCGGGTCACGATGTCGGAGATCTGCGCTGCGGACGAAGGACCGATGTTGCTCAGGTAGTTGATCTTGTCAGCCAGGGTTACGACTTCGGGCTGGGTCATTTTGAAAGAGGTGCGCCACTTCGCCATCATGTCGCCGGACTGGTCGGCTGTTTGATCGAAGGCGATGCCCATCTTCACCGCGTCTTCAGCGAACTGCTTCAGCTCACCACGGGCGAAACCGGCTTGGCCGCCGGCAGCAACAATGGCCGCGATGCCGCTCGCCGCCATCGGCATTTTCTCCGACATATCAAGCACGTCCTGCCCCATCTGCTTGAACTGTTCGGGCGTGTCGAAGGTAACCACCTTCTTCACATCGGCCATGGACGTTTCGAATTCCATGGCAGCACGGGCGCCAGCAATGAACGGCGCAGCAAAGGCGCCGCCCTGCAACATGTCCTGAAAGCCGATGTTGCCAAGGCCTGAGCTGCTCATCTGTTTGCGGAAGCCCGCAACGTTCTTACGGATCCCGGTCAGTGTCGGCGACAACTTATCAACGCCGGTGATCAACGCCTTGAGCTGGAACTTGTCCGCCATCACTGCCCCTCCTGTATACCGTGAATACGCTGGCCGTGCTCAAGGCATTCGATGAGCATATCCAGTGACCTGGCCATCATTTGTTGGGGGTCAACCTTCCAATACCAGGCCAAGTCGTAGGCGACCCTGATTAAGTCGTCGACGGTTTCGACGCCGCTGTCATGAAAAAACCTGCGATCTGCCAACTCAGGTCATTCAGGTCTGCAAGGTCCAACTGGTTGACGGACGATGGTGGGATGGCGGTGCAGATCGCGATGTATTTGGCGGCCACATCCATATCGAGACTGACCTCTTCGTCTTTGCCGATTCTGTATGGAAGCGCCTTGATGGCGCGCACTTCCTGTACGGTCGGCCGACGCAGCGTCAGCTCGGTCAGAGGCTCGCCGTGGGCCTCGATGGCCACCTGAAGTTTTACTGTGCCCGTCATTGCCACACCCCTTTAATGCCGTCGAATTGCAGTTCAATGGTGCCGTCATCGCCTTTCGTCGTCGGCTCGTCGACCAGGTACGCACCCGAAAGCACGTAGACCTTGCCGTTGTTGAATTCACAGGTGACCGTCATGTCGGTGCCTTCGGTCAGCGTTTTGAGCGATAGAGCCGGATCATGAATAACGGTCATCTTCAGATAAGGCGCCAACTCCTCTTCCTTGTAGAAGCCCGGATAAACCGTCTCCCTTTTTTTATCCATCAACGGCGCTTCGGCGCCACCGGTGACGGTCAGCTGCATTCCATCCACCTTGATGTACGCCGTGCCCGCTACTTTTTTGCCCATGGGTTGTATCTCCAGAATGAAAAAGCCCGCTCGGGGCGGGCTTGGTGATCGTGGTCAGCGTTACGCGGCGGCGTCGTACTGGAGGCGGAACTGGTTGAGCAGCGCAAAAATACGCAGACCGTTGATGTAGTCCGGCGGGAACAACACGTTCACGCGGCTCGGGTCATTGCTGTCGCGCTCCACCACCAGGTGCTCGGCGAACAGGTCAGCATTTTCCACATGGCCTTCCAGTTCGAGCTTGGCGTATTGCGCGATCAACTCGCCGCGAATGGTGCTCGGCGTGACGATCGGCTGACCGGCACCGAAGCGCGTACCGTCACTGGCCAACTTGTGGCGACCGTACTTGCTGGTGATGACGCTCTGCATGCGCCGGATGATGAACGCCGACTGGTGCATGGTCTCGCTGTCCAGGTAGGAGTTGTCCGCCTGGCCGTACGCGTTTTTCTGGTAGGTGGTGATCGAGCGCTGAATGCGCACATAGCCACCTTCGTAGTAGGCCGTAGCCAGGCCGTAGGTCAGCAGCGATTGTCGCTCCGTGAGCGTGAACCGCTCGCTGGCAGGTGCCGGATCCAGCCCGGGCAGTGAGCCGCTTTGCGTTGGTCGGCTAGCATCTGCCGAGATGAACACCGAGGTGCGCGCCGCCAGTGCTGCTGCCTGTACCCAGACCGGCTGGGGCACACCTGGCTCCACCGCTTGGATCGTCATGTGCTGATCGTTACGCGCCTGACCTGCCGCCACCAGCGTACCCAAGGTGCCGCGCTTCGTCGTGTAGACGTGGCCGAACAGTTGTTTGGCCCAGCTCCAGCGACCGGTGTTGTCGTCCATCGCATCTTTCCACGCGTTCAGCGTGGTCGTATCCGACCAAGGCACGCAGATGAATTCGAAAGGCTCATCGCCCAGCGCCGCTACTGCATCGATCTGGTCAGGCGCACCGACGCCCCCCGTCATCTGGGTCGCAATAACAGTCAGGCCCGCAGGGGTCGCCTCGCCATTGGACTTGCCCAGCCGATTCAGAACCAGACCAATGTCGTTGCCGCTCTCACCCTTCCACTTACAAGTGAGCGTAACTACTCCCGCGACAGCCAAAGCGGTGACTGGCAGGTCTGGCGTCGCGTTGATCTTCACGGCCAACGCCGATGCTGCGATCGTCGGAGTAGCCGCCGACACGACGACCGACTGCACGCGAACACCACCTACGTACAGGTTCAACAACCCAGGCTCGGTCGCGGCACCGGTGATAGTGACCGTCGCTGTTGCAGCGGTACCGGTATCGTTTTGTAGCGGCAGACACCAGATCTCGCCGATCGGATCAGTCTTGCGCCAGGTTTCGTACATCGTCGCCAGCATCGAGCCTTGGCCGCCGATGTCCTTGGCCAGGCCCAAACTCGACACCAGCACCAGTTGGCCAATACTTTCGCTGGCGGCGTCACCGTTGACCTGGGCAACAATCAGTCGACGCATGGCCGACGACGCACTGTTGGCCGCCGAGTTATCCATCTCCGCATAAAACAGCGGCACCCGGACATCGGCGGGGATGTTGCTGAATCCGATAGCCATTATTGCGCTTCCTCGGGTTTCGGCGCGGTGACGCCCTTGATGGATTGGGCTTTATCAGCCTTGAGGGTTACGTCCCCATCCGCTTGGCGGCGGCGCCACCATGCGTTATCTGGGACTTCCCGGCCTTCAACAGGCAACAAGTCGCCAGCCTCCGGATCGGGCACAGAGCGGCCAGAGGCCGGCACCACAGTGATGCGTTTGGTCATGGTGTTACGTCTCCTGAGAATTTCGCTTCAATGCGCCCATCCGGGCCAGGTTGTTGCAGGTTTGGATCTGCCGGGTCGATGCAGTCCATGTCGAAGTCTGCGCCGGTGAAAGGCGGCAACCCGTCGAGCTCAAGTTCGTGCCAGGTCTCAGCGGGGTCGCTTTGCCTGCTGCGGCCAAGCTGGAACTCGGCAGTGAACAGAAACTGGTAAACCACACGTGCCCGGCTGGTATGCAGCAAGGCGCCCTTGCCGTATTCGATCGGTTCGTACTCCGGTGCCGGGCACCAGCCCACAAGCGATCGCCAGAGCTCGGCGCGCAGGTCATGCAGCAAATCGTTAGCTTCCTGCCCTCGCTCATCACCGGCGTCGAGAACTATCACCACAGCGAACTGATCAGTGATGTCTTGGATGACAGCGTTTTGCGCTTTATTGGGACCACCCGCATCCGCCGACGCAATGACGTAGGCCGCGGGCAAAGCAAGTTTTGCGCTTTCAACGACAGCATCCCAATCGATGCCGCCGCTGACTCTCCCGGCAAAGGTCGGGCATGTCGCTCGAAGGTGAGCAACGATCGGATTCAGTTTCATCAGAGTGTCCAGAAAGATCGACGATCAACCCAAGGCAGCAGAAAACGCAGAAGAGAGGATCGATTGAACTTGTGATGCCGAATCCTGCAAGGCGTCGGCCATGTAGTTATCCCGCGGTTTGATTCGCCATTCACCAGAAGCTCGCTCGGCCAACGCCGCAGCGCGAGCACCTTTTGCTCGACGGTTCGATTTACCTTTGCCCTTCCCGGGCGCCAGCTTTCCGAGGCGCTTCCCTTTTTTCACCCCGTAGTGCAGGTAGGCCGGGTAGAAATCTTCCATGGCCGTGGTTTTGGTGGGAGAGATGCGAACAAGAAAGCCGGAGCGCGACACCTTGAAACTGATCGATTCCACCGTGGCACCGGTGCGCGTTGTTGGATAGCCATCCTGTCCACCGCCAAGCGCGAGGTTCATTTGTGCTTTTTGAGTGATCAGCAGGCCAACCTTCCGCATCCCGGCGCGAATCTTCCGTTTGTCAAAGGCCTCCCGCTCGAACTTGTCGAAGCCCTCGACGTGCAGGTATCCATCAATCGAAGCCGAGTTAGACATAGATCCCTCCCCCGACCAGTTGCGGCCCCAGCTCTTCTACTTCGAGTAAGGTAAACCGACTGTTACCGTTCATGTCTGCAACCCTGCGCACCCGATAGATCGTGTCGCCATGAACAACTTCGTGGGATTCGCTCATTCCCTTCAGGTAATACAGGATCATCCGGTGGGTAATCTTCACATCGGTCTGAACACCGTTCGCATAAACGGCGGTACCGACAGGCTCTATCTTTGCCCATCGCCTTTTCTGGTCGGTGAACAGCGAGTCGAGCCCTTGGTCTGGAGCCGGTATGTCTGTCCTCAACCTCAGGGTGATACGCCGGGCCAACTCCCCAGCACTGGGTTCGCGCATCGCCATAGTCAGAACCTCGGCGGGACGGTGATCTCAGCGACCAAGTGGTCGAGGAATGCAGATGGCAGCTCTGCCAAGGTCTGCCCCACCAGAAACATTTCCGGGTGTCGGTAGATCGTCGCCGCAGCCATCAACAACCAGTTGCGGACGCCGGGGTGCACGGCCATATCAAGCTGTGCCTTATACCGAATCCGCAGCACACCAGCCGGCCTTGGGGACGGGAAGAACAGGAAACTTTCCCGCTGATCTTGACGAAGCTCAAACGGCCCCGGCTGGGCCACCCATGCGCCGTCCGCTTGCTGCGCCATAACTGAAACGATCTCATTGGCCTGGCCGACATCCAGCGCATGGCCTGCCGCGAAGTGAGTCGGCCAGTCCTCTTCGTAAATCGCACCGCGAATTGAAGCGCCCGTCTTCGATTCACATTGAGTTGTCACGCCGGGAATGATGATCTGTTCGATCAACGCCGGCTCCATGTCCTCTGGCTCAACCCGACACTGGAACGCAACCTGTGCCAGGGTGAGAACGGGTTCGCCGAAGTACTCGATACGGCGGGCCATGGCTTATGGCTTCGCGTCGTCATCGGTACCGGAATTACCTTCGCCGCCTTCAGCACCGTTTAACGCCGCACCCGAGGATTCAGGGGGTGAACCTGCCGTGCCAGTTTCACCAGCATTTTTTGCACCACTGGCTTTGGCCGATGCTCCCTTACCGGCTTTAGGCTTTTCGTAGGCCTCAGCAAAGCCCTTGGATTTCAGGCCCTCAGCAACCTCTTCGTCAAACCCTGCCAACTCCTCAGCCGAGTAACCGCGCCAGGCTTTCAGAAACCGCACAACAACTTTATCGCTCATCGCTTCGACCTCAGATATGCAAAGCCCCGCCGAGGCGGGGCAAAAGGATTACATGCCAGCGCCCCACTTCACGGCGACGGCGACCACGATGCACTCCACGTGACGTGGACCGAAGTCATGCTTGGCGATTACCTTGACCAGGGTCTGGTCACGCTGGAAAGCGCTGACCATGTTGCCCTCGGAGTCCTTGTACGAGGCCTCATTACTGAACGAGATCGTCAGGTCCATGTCCTCACCGATCATCATGTCGGCGAAGTTCACGAAGTAGAATTCGGTCTCGTTACCGCCGACACCGAGGTTGACCGGGATCTGGTTGCTCAGACCTACCGGATACCCCTTGAACAGGCCCTGTTCGATTTCCGGATAGGCTTTGTTGCCGTTGCCATCACGCAGCGACTGCAACCAGCGGAACACGCGCGGATGCATCAACCAACCGCAGTCTTTCATCATCACGTTGGCCGTTTCGATGCGAAGCATCATGCCGCCGGCGAACAGGTCGATTTTTTCCAGGGTGATGCCAACGGTGTCGGGAGCTGGCAACACATTGAACGCTTGTGCCCAGTAGCGCATCCCCTTGGGCAGCGTGCCCGTGCCGTCGGCGCGGATGAAGTGCAGGTCTTCCGAGAGCCCCATCGACACCGCTAGATCGTTCACGACAATGTCGTCAATGCGCGGACTGATCCCGGCGTTGGCGATCAGGTCATTCGAGATAGGCACGATTGCTGCCGCTTTTTTCGCGGAAAGCTTCGTGTCAGCGAACGTCATGCCGGTGATCGGGATATCGGTTTCGGTACCGATGTAGGTCACGATGGTGTTGCCGGTGATTCGCGGCATGGTCAAGTTGCCATTGTTCAATGGCAGACTTCGGGTACCCATCTTTCGCACAACCGACATTGGGCGCAGAGCTTCAATGATTTCGGTTGCGAAGTTTTGAGGAACCAACACACCACCGGCACCCGGCGTCACAGTGCTCAACGCCATGGCAACATCGGTGGAATAACCACCCTGCTCTGCCATTTGAGCGGCCTGATGCTGATTGCCACCGGCGGCCGCCAGCAACCGAACCATCTGAGCCATGCGCACACCTGGCGCCTCAGCTGGACCCGACCCAGAGATATGACCTGGTGGTGGACCGGTGCGACCTTGCGCCGACTCACTGACCGGTACCGCACTCGCGGCGGCCATTCGCTCAGCCTGTTCGGCTCGGCTGATTTTGTCAGTCAGCGCATTGAACTGAGCCTCCAGACTGGTGAATTGAGTCAGTTGCTCAGCCGACAGGGTTTCACCACCAGACTCAAGCTTGGCCAGAGCCTGAAGCGACTCATTGAGTTTGGCGCGTTCGCTACGCAATTGAAGTACAAGGGACATGGTGCCTCCTGGGCATTAAAAAGCCCGCACAGGGCGGGCTTCGAACGACTGCCGCGAACGCGGTCAGATCTGGGTTTGAAAATTCAGTGCAGCTGCACGGACCGAAAGCCGGCCTTGCTGGCGGTTGGCTCGGCTCACGGCCACCGAGTTGGATAAATCATCGACAGCTTGTTGCGGGCTCTGCATGCGATCGGCGAGGCCTGCCGCAATACCCGCCTGCCCTCGATACAGGCCCGCCTCAGTGGCAATGACTTGTTGCACCGAGAGCCCGCGGTAGTCGGCAATCGCATTGACGAAGAGCTGATAGCTCTCCTGCACAACGTCGTTGAGGTACTTGAGCGACTGGTCGCTCAGCGGTTCGTGGGGGCTGAGGTCATTTTTGTGAGCGCCGGCAAACACGGTGGTCACCTTGACGCCCATGCCCTCTTCCATCTTGGAACGATCCATGTGGCTGGCGATGACACCGATCGACCCGACGCCGCTGGTCTGGCTCACCACCAGCTCGCTACAGGCGGCACCGATCAGGTAGCCACCGCTGTAGGCCATGAAGTTGACGATGCCGGTGATGGGCTTCTGCTGGGCCATGGCGCGAATGTCCGCCGCCAGCTCGAAGGCGCCCACGGCAGAACCTCCGGGGCTGTCGATGTCCAACACGATGCGCTCGACCATCGGATCCGCAACAGCGTTGCTAATCTGAGCCCGTAGCGTTTCATAGCTGGTCATCGTCTCGCACATGCTCACGTGGCTGCCGCGACTGACCAGCACACCGCTGACCGGAATCACCTCAATGCCAGTGCGCGCAATTGCAGTCCGACGCTCTTCTTCGCGCTGGGCGATGCGGTCCAGGCCATCGTCCGCCCATAGACCGGCACCTGCTACGGCGCCGATGTTGACGATGTTCAAGCTCATTGCCTGGTTGGCCCAGCGAACGCCCAGGTCCAACATGTCAGGCGTCACCAACAGCGGCTGATTGAACAGCAGGCTGGAGGCTCGCAGGTAGTTTTTCATTGCGCGAGAATCCTCTCTATTTCAGCGTGCTGCAGTTCGAGCTGCGCTCGCACGTTGGGGTTGGTCAAATCAGCGGCGCCCTTGCCTGCGTCCACCATGTTCAGCGGTTGCAAGTAAATATCCCCGCCCGGTACCGGAGGCATGTTCTCCAGCCGTCGGATGTCATTGACGCTGAGCCAGCCCCACTGCCGTCCAATGGCGTAGGCCTCATAGCGACTCTTCTGGTCACCGCGCAACAGGCCGGACAGATTGAACTCAATGAAGTACTCGCGCCGGTCAGCGGGCAGCAGGAAGTCCCGCATCATTGACTGCTCGTGACGCTTCACCCAGGGCAACAGTGCAAACACCACGAACTGAATCATCAGCTGCTCAAGGGTGTTGTAGTTGGACTTTTCCAGGTCGTTGACCATGGGGAGCGGGATCTTGTATATCCGGGCGATATCGGTGCCGGTGGTTTTGAGAATCCCCAGCACCTCGGCATCCACGTTGTTCATGGAGACGGGCTTGAAGGTCATGCCCTCTTGCAACAACGCAACCTTCTTGGCGTTGTCCATGCCGCCGAACTTCTGGCCCCACTGATCGACAATCTTGTCGATACTGCTTTGATCCTTGATCGCCGGGGCTTCACGCGGGCGCTCGATCACACCGGAGACGGTCACGCCGTTGGCGAAGCTTTTGCCCGTGTATTGGCGCACCGCCTGAGCCAGACCTAGCGATTCGGCATGCACCTCAATCGGCGACAGCCCAACGTAATGGTTGGTGCTGAACCACCGCACGTGGTGGATCATCCGCATCGGCAGAGTTTCACCGCCGCTGATCCGGTAATAGGGCAGCATGTCGCCGCCTTTCAGCACCTGCACCTTGTCGTTGCACAATGGCCAGAGGGCCGCGACGTTTCCGTCGTCCCGGCGATCAATGAAGCTGTAAGCGTTGCCACGCAAGCCGGCAGCGCCTTGCGTGCACTCACGGTATTCATAAGGCGTCTGAAACCCGTTCGGCTGATACCGAAGGACGTCATACGCCGGGTGGTTGATGGCGGCTTCGCGCTGGCCCTTATCCAGTCGGCGGTACATCTCGCAAGGCAATTGCCCCATGGTCTCGGCCAGCAGCGTGACGCAGTTTTGCAGGATAGGCAGGCCCAACGCTGACTCGGGCGTGACTCTCACGCCCGTGCTGTTGCGGCCGCCACCCAGAAGACCACGCCAAAACCCGTCGCTCGTTTCTGTCAGATTTCCGCGCCCCGCGCCGAGCACGCTTGAAAAGAACATGCTCAACCTCCTGGTGGTTTGGTTTTGGCTTTCAGTGCAGCGGATGCACGATCGGCAAGGAATGACCAGGCCATCAAACCTAGGCCGGCAACAATGCAGGCAGCCGGCGTGCTGATCATTGCCACGCCGTACACCAGCAGACTGAAGCCCAGCAGCCCAGCCACCCATGACAGGATGCCCAATTTCATATACCAGCCCCTTCGTCGTAGATGGATTTGCCACTCGTCCCAGCAGCCTTGCTGCTGATTCCGACGGCCATGATGGATGCGACGATGCCGTCGATCCGGCCGGTCGCCTTGGCCTTGTCGGCCTTCCGGTTGTTGGCTGGATCGGAAACGATCACCGCGTTGCCGGCGCACCAGGTCATTACCGGGTTACCGTCGTGACGCAGGGTTTCAACTGTCTCGCTTTCGATGACCTCCCAGTCAGCGGGATCAAGATCGATCACGTCCTGCTCAGGGGCTAGGCCCAGCAGACGGCGCTCGAACTCATCGACTGCCGGCCCCATGTCCTTGTACCCCTGGCCGAACCCCACCATTTCTGGCAGCGAGATGTCGTACTCGGACATCAGCTGCAGCAGGTCTTCAATGCGCCACCGGTCATAGGCGATGCGCTCGACGTCGAAGTACGCACAGATCGTGGCCAGGCGACGCAGCACATGCAGCTTGCTGATGGCCCGGCCCGGGGTCGTTTCAAGGTGCCCATCTTTAACCCACATGGCGTAGGGCACCTTGTCGCGATCCTCGCGCCCCTGAAGGTCGTCGTCTGGGATCCAGAAGTACGGCAACAGGCGCCAGTGAGGGTCGTGCGGGGCGGGCCAGAAGATTAGAACGAACGCGGTCAAGTCCGTGGTGCTGGCTAGATCGAGCCCGCCGACGCATCGGCGGTTGCGCAGTAGCCGCATTGGCACACGCTCTTCGGCCTGCTTCCAAACACCCCAAGAAATCCACGGGGCATCGGCTTGTGTCCATTCGCAGAAGTTGAGACGACGCACCACCGACTCCTGAGCCGGTAGCCCTCGGGCCGACTGGACCTGTTCACGCAAGTACTTGCGACCGGGGATGCCATCGCTTTGCCCTTCGGCGATGTAGTCCAGCGAGGGGTTGACCTTGGGCCAGCAGGCTTCGTCCTTGAACGGGTCATCGCCTTCATCCAGCGAGCAGATGAACGCGAAAAAACTATCGTCATCTTCGATGGCCGCGCAGATCCGGACGCCCAGATCGTGGTACTGGCCGCAGACCGTCTTCTTGTCGGAGCCACTGTTGGTGATCATCACGACCATGGCTTTGCGTCGGTTCTTGGTACCAGCGCGCATCATGTTTACGGTGGAAGCGCTCTTGTGCTCGTGCAGCTCGTCGAGCAAACCAATATGCGGCCTTGGACCGGACTTGCCTTCGTCGGCACTGATGGGCCGGAAAAAGGAGTTTGTGTTCGGGTAGAACAGGTTCCAAACTTTTTCATCGCGACCAGACTGCACAAGTCGCGAGCAAAGTTTCCTCGACATGTCGACCATCGATACGGCGTCACGGAACAGGATCATGGCCTGGTCGCGCTTGGTAGCAGCCGCGTAGATTTCGGCGCGCTGTTCTCCGTCCGCCACCAACCCATAAAGGCCAATGCCGGCGACTAGGGGGCTTTTGCCCGAGCCTTTTCCTGTCTCGATGTAGCCGAGTCGGAACCGGCGATAACCGTCAACGGTCATCCAGCCGAACAAACTACCAACTACAAAGGCTTGCCATGGCGCGAGCATGAAGGGCATGCCTTCGTAGTCGCCCCCGTTGAGGCAAAGGACATCTTCGAAGAAGCCGAGGGCGCGGTCGACGCGCTCAAGATCCCAGATCAAACCACGAGACGGGCCGTGCTCAAGATCCCGAAGGTGGCGTTTGCAAGCGTTACGAACATTGGGGCCAGCGATAATTTCGCCTGCCAGGACGGCTTTGGCAAAGCCGGTAACTCGGTCGTCAGCTGAAGTACTTGTCTGCGGCGTCTCGTTGGTCATTTGGGAATAGATCACCTTGCGGTGCCGGGGCAGTTTTCAGGTTGCGCCGGGACATTGGCGACATGCCGAACTGGGCGCCGGCAGCGTTGGCACGCTTCTCCGCGTCGTTCGCGAGCTGCCGAAGGACGTGCATCTGTTGCGCACCGGTCTTGAAGGTTTGGATATCGCCACCCAATTCGTCATCGGATGCTGCATTGCGCTTGGTGATCAGCCGCTGGTAGCGCCGCCAATCGGCTACGGCCTGGCAATAGGTGGCCAGCGCCATCGAATCCAACTGTGAAACGATGCCAAGGGAGATCAGCGCGGGGACCAATTCGTCCCACTCAGCGATCGCTTCAGCGGATAAGACATCGGGCCGTGGCGGCGCGCCCACCGGTACGGCCGGCCTCGCTACCTCTGCGAGAAGATCATCACGATTTTCCCGCCCCTTGTTTCCTTGCAAAAGTTTGAGCGCCGCCGGCATTCCGGGGCGACCCGAGTTTCCATTTCCGGCCATAAATAACCCCTGCCTGGTGATACCCCCCCTCCCTCATTTTTCCCGACTTTGCGAAGCGAGGGGGGCGAGCGGTCTAGAACAAATTCCCGCCGAAGTTTTTCACCCCCCCTACCCTCGGGTGGTGCATTTTTTTGGTGCACGGACGGCCGCTGGTCAGCGGTTCCAGTGGTGCCCCGGATCGACTGGACGGCCGTCAGCCTGACAGCCAGGGAGCCGACCACTCTTCTCCAGCCGTTGCTTGGTCGAGTCGTGGCAGAACTTGCATAGGCTCGCCCAGTTCTTCGGATTCCAGAACAACTTCCACGCCGCCTTTATGCGGACCGGATCGCCGCTGTCCTTGGCATCCTTCAGCTTGGGCGCGATCTTGTGGTCGACAATGGTCGCCGCCACGGGACGCTGATCAGTCGAGCACATGGTGCAATAAGGATGGTGGCGCAGATGACCATCACGGGACTTCTGCCACTTGTACCCGTAACCCCGTTCGGTACTGCTGCCGCGTCGATCATCAGACACTTTGCTCATCAGCCCATCTTCCATACACGCGCAAGGTTGCCCGAGCTTTTGCAGACAGAGCCAACGAAAACGGAAAGCAGAACCACCAGCGGCCAAGAGTTATGTGGCATGACCAACTGGCCCTTGCCGATGTAAACCACCGCTGAGCCCGACGCGACCATCACCAGCCAGGCGAGGCAACTCATGTTCCTACGAAACCGGGCACCATGCCGCTTGAACGTAAACAGTCGAACGAACAACGCGACACACAACCAGAACGTCGCCTGCGTCAGGACCTGCTGCAATAGTTGACTATCCATCCTGCCTCCCTTGCTGTTCAGCAATGAGGCCGCGCCGTTTGATGATGGCCAGTGCAACGGTGACAACAACAACCGAAGCACCGAAAGCCGCCGGCCCGGTGAACTTGAATGGCCTGACGCCGAACAACTCAACCTCGGCCATGCCAGGGGCGAACATGTAACCCATCACGAAAGACACCAACAGGAACAGCACCCGCTTCCATACAGGCAATTCCTCAGTCGTGGTGAAGAAGACCAGCGAGCCAGCTAGGGCGCCGATCACTGCGAGCATATCCACACCCGCCACAAGGCCAGTAGCAGCCAGTCCCACACCACCGGCCACGACAATAGTTGCCGGCTCGCTCATGCTGATTCTCCATTGCAGACACCCATCGGGCCGAAAATAAAAACCCCGCCGAAGCGGGGTTAGGTGACCGGCTCAGGGAGGGCCGGGTTAAGCTGCACAGCACGTGCGAGGTCAGCGCCAAGGCGCAAATTTCATATCGTGGTGACTTTTTACCCCCTGAGTACGGAACCGAAAAGGGGGCATTTTCGGTTATCCAGTTTGACGCGACTTTGACGCAACTTTGAGCAGACTTTGAGGCAAGCCGCCCCGACCAGTGGTAAGCCACTTTCGCGCATCGGCACGCTCAGTCAACGCTATCAACAACCGCTGATGCAGCCGATGCACCAGGTCGTAATAGGTCTGCTTGGCGCTGGATAACGAATCAAGCAGATGTAACTGCATCAGCCAAGTCGGCGCCGGATCATCGCTATATCGCAACACCGCCAACCGATACAGTCGCTCGCCCCGCTCATCCTGCCGAGCCAGATCCGACAACGCAGCTCCAACCACTTGCGCAACTTCATCAGGCCCAGCCCCAGCGCCGAGGATGATCCGCGACCCAGGCGTACCACGCGGCGCACAACCGCCCCACTCCATAATTGTCGCCATAGGACTTCCCATGCCGCCCACCTCACCATTACACCGCAGTTGCTCGCCCCAGTGCTTCAGCAGCACTTCCATTGCCTCGATCATCGCCCTACCCCCCGAAAAACCGAACCCGACACAAAAAACTCACCACCCAACACAAACCCAACACAAATAAATCTCTTATAAATCAATATCTTCAACAGCATTGTGTTTAGTGTGTTGGGTTTGTTGGGTTTATCTGTCCTCGCATAAGAAAAAATTCTTCCCGTTGTTCGCTGTCGAAATAACGTCACGCATGCGCGCACGCGACACCAAACCCAACACACCCGACACAACGCCCGCAAACCCACGAATTTCAAGCCTAAAACCTGTGTGGGGTATAGAAAACCAACCCAACACACACCCGACACACCCAGCACACTTTTGGGCGCACTCATGCCGCAGCCGCCTTCACGTGTTCCCAATTGTCCACGTTCCATCCGGCGAGCTTCGCTTGGGCACGCCAGTCGCTGACTGTTTTGCCCAGGTCTGCCGCCTTCAGTGATGGGGGCTGGGAAGCACCAGGATCATTAGGAAAGAAGAACGCTCCAAAGCGCCGGTTACTGCCTTCAGTCCAAGGAATGGACCGGGTTTTATCCACCTCCGAGCCGATGAACAGCGAAAACTTCGTCTGGCTCATCACATGCTCTTTATTGCGGTGGCACCACTCCAGAAAAAGCGAATAGAGGTCAGTCGAGAGGCATACACCCCACAAATCGCGCCCCAGTTCGCTGTACTTCCACAGATTGAGAAACGTCTGCCAACCGGCCCGACTCAACGCCACCAAACGTTCACGCGCGTCTGTACTCGGTGGACGGGTGCGCTCATCAAAGTCGCCGAGGTCAACCGATAGCAGCCAGCCATACAGAGCCGCCACCCCGCCGTTTTTCAGCTCCTGGCCGATGGCCTTCTGCCGAACTTCGGGCAGTGTTTGTTCGGGCCACATCACCAACATCCGCCGATCGCTCTCACTGATCGGCCAGGGCATAATTTCGTTGCTCAGGAACACCGCGTTCATATGGTTGGCCTCTTCCCAGCCATTGATGAACTTGGACTCCATGCGAACCGTCTTACCCGTGATCAAGTGCTTGATCTTGCCCACCTGGTTGTAACGCTGATCGCGGCTGACAACCTCTTCGAACACCGACCACAACTTGCGGCTTTGCCAGGCATTGAAGTTGCTTTCCAACTGCGTCTGCCCCACGGTGGCGGCGTACTGACCGTAAAGCATGCCCAGTGCATCAGCGAACAACAGGCTTTTGCCTGAGCCCTCCATGATGGAATGCATCAGAACCGCCGTGTCCATCTTTGCGCCCAGGTGCTGTAGTGGGTAAGCCATCCACCGGGTCAACCACCCCGCAGCGTCTTCATCGTGGTTACACAAGAACGAAATCAACCAGCGTAGGTTCGCGCAGGCGTCATCGTCCCTTACCGGCTCAAGCGGCAGGCCATCAAACGTGTTGATGTAAACGCTCGGGTCTTTGGTCATCGTCGGGTCAAACACAATATGGTCAACATCGACCACCCGCCGCTCGCTGCTGTTCAACCACAACGGGTATGTGTCACCCAAGGCCATCTTTACCGCGCCCTCGGCCACACGCCGCTTTTTCTCCCGGTCCCAAACGTCCTTCGTGCCATCGATGTACACGTAACGCTCGGTGGGTGGCATTCCGAAAGCGCCACCCTTCTTGCCCGACATTCGCCGCGCTTGCTCGATGTCACGAACGTGGTCATCCGAAATCAACTTGCGCCGCTCGGTATCCTCCAACCATTGCTTGGCCAGGGGCTTACCGACTCGCGCTTCGAAAGCTGACTTCTTCATTACCCGCGACTGATCGAAGTCCCAGACGTGGGTCGTGCCTTCCACCAATGCAAACCGACGCAATACATGGTCAAGAGTCAGCACCTCCCCCGCGCCCCCAGTAGGAGCCGGAGCGGCATCGCTGGCATCATCCGCCGCACAGCTCGGCTCGCGGCTCTCATCGGATGGGGTCGGGGGAAGATCCTGCGGATCGGGCCGGGAAGGACGCTGCATACCCAACATCCGCGCAGCATCTTTCACCGCCTTCGACTGGTCACCACCGTGTTCAAGCAAACAGAAGACCTCGAAGGCGTCATTCTGATGTCCGTTCGCGAGCGGATCTGCGCCGTGGTGCGAGTAGACTTTACCCTCGCAGATCGTCACACCCGGCAAGCCGGTGCTGCTCTGCGGATAAAGCCACTTGCTGCCGCGCTTGATGTACCCATGCGCGCGCAGCAGCTCTTCGACATCGTGGCAACGATTGAACTCATCAATCACTGACGGCTGCTTACCGACCACAGTCAACGGCCGCTTGGTGGCCTTTGCCGGCGGCGCTGTTGCTTTAATCGCCCATGGGCACGCAGCCTCAGCATCACGCTTGAAGAAGTCCCAGCTTTGCCAAATGGTTAGCAGGTCCGAGGTCAGCGTTGGCAAACCGTCCGTAGCGTTCGGCGGGGTTTTCCAGATGTAAGGCTTCCCGGTACCCGGATGAATGGATGGCGGGAAGACGTCTTGCACCAAGCCAGCACGCAACTCAAACACAGTGAAGCGCTTGAATGGTTCAGCTTCTGCACGTGCAGCAGCCTCCCCAGCACCATCACCCGCCTCTTTCGCAGCCTTGGCCTTTTCCATCAGTCCTTTGAAAATCGAGCCATCAGGGTCATTTTCATTCGGCCAAGAAAGCGAATGCCGGGTCAGCTCAACGCCTTCCGGCAACTTGAACACAACACGGAACCGCAGCGGGTTGCCAACGATCGTCGGATACACCAACGCCATGGCATCCAGATCGACTCCCAACAACTCATACAGCACATGCCGGGTCCATTGAACATCATCGACGTCCAACGAGCAGACACGACTTGGCCCGAGCACTACGCCAAGGTTGTGGTTGGGGTTTCGCTGCCAGAATGCTTCAGCCGTAGACGCATCGGTCATGTAGCCGCCCGGCTTGTTCCATCCCAAGCCCTTTGGGGCTTTTTCACCGGGCTCAATGGATACCAGGGCGAGGTCGAAGGTATTGATGTAACGCTTTGCCCATTCGGCGATGGCTAGTCCTTTGGCCGGTTCAGTCATCGCCGAGCCTCCCGCATACCCTGACAGTGGACGCAGGTCTCGCAACCTTCAATCGTCTGCTGTCGAAGCAACGGGATAGGATCGTCGCAATCCGCGCAGATTTGCGCACTGACACGACTGGTAGGCACACGACGATTTCGGTGAATGGCAACGTCAAGTAGGTACTGAGCCTGATCATTGGCGCGATCGATGTCATCCATTGACACGGTCCTCCATCGCCTGACGGGCACCCGCCATGATGCCGAGGATTTCGCGGATCACATCCATGCCCTGCTTTTCAAGGTCCAAGACTTCGTGAAGCTCCCAGACGTTATCGGCAGCGCCGTCGTGCATCGCGGCCACAAACTCACCGGTTTCACCAAGCAACTTGCCAACGGCTTTCAAAGCATCGCGTGTTGCCGGTACCGGAACTGGGCGATACCAAACCGCACCGGCCGGACGCATCAACGCATCGAGCAAGCGAGGATCGGTAGTTAGCCTGATGACGTCTTCAAGCTCATCAGGGTTCAGCCAGCGCCGCTCTTCATCGAGCTTGAGTTTCTTTTGGAGGGTGTCGTTGTCCAACACCATGTCAAAGGCAAGGGCGGTGATACCGCCCTTATAGTCACGACCAGCACGATAGATCGCCTGGCGTAGTGGAAGGACCGGACCAGCGTCCGGCAAAAGGTCTGTTCGACTCATAACCGTAAATCCCCTATTTACGGTGTAGCCATAGTCCAGGGTAAACCCTATCCTACGACCACGACCGATGTGCATGTGCTGTGTGTCGTCGTAGCTGGGCTGGGGGATCTTTGGTGAGAGGCCCCAGCCCGGCACCTTTTAAGCAGCTGACTTCACTCCAGCCGCTTCCTGTTCACGGAGGTAAAGGCGCTCAATGGCCTTCCCCGTTTCGTATGAAATACCCGCACCCTTACTGGCACGGTGAATAGTCGGCTGAGTTGAACCGACCTTATCGGCGATTGCCGTCTGGGAAAGACCCCGAACTGCTAGATAAGCAAGCATCTCTTGAATTGTCATGACCCTATACCTATGAGCTTCCTCATAACAAATCATACGAAAACGGATAGTTCCGCGCAATACAATTCGCATAATTCAAAAACGTATTGCGGGGTCAGGGTGAATATTGCAGAGCGTCTTCGCAACAAGATGCGCGACCTTGGACTGAATGAGAGCCAATTAAGTCGCAGATCTTCTGTGCCACAACCCACGATCAACAGGATTCTGTCAGGCGAAAGCTCAAGCCCACGTAAGCCCACGGTCGAAGCGTTATCGCGACCGCTGGGCGTTTCTCCAGACTGGCTTCTATTCGGTACCGGATCAGAAGCTACGCATGACCGCTCGCCAAGCGCCAAGGACTACGCATTGATCCCACAATTCAAAGCCAAGGGGGCGTGCGGTGGTGGCTATCTAAATGAGCACGTAGAAACTACTGAAGGCCTAGCTTTTAAACGCGACTGGCTGCATCGCATGAAAGCTAAACCCGAAAATCTGTTTGTCATCTATGCCGAAGGCGACAGCATGGAGCCCTATATTTTTCAGGGTGATGTCGTACTCTTTGACACGTCTCAGACAGAGCCAAAAGACAAACAGGTTTACGTGATTCGCAGGCCAGACGGCGGCAATAGTATTAAAAGACTTACCCAGCAGCTCTCTGGCATCTGGGTCATCAGAAGCGACAACCCGGACAAAATTGCAAACCCTGACGAGCCTGTGTCAGAAGATGCCATTCATGAAATGCCTTTCCTTGGGCGTGTCATATGGAGAGGCGGCGGGGTCGGCTAACACCTAACGTCAAGCCAACCCACTCCCCCGTAAATCTGACCCACTCCCGAGTGGGTTTTTTATGTCTGTCGCAATAATTATGCGAATACGCATTGACTCAAATTATGAGCATTCGTATAGTTTGTCTCGTACACCTCTCACCAAAGAGTACGAGCCATGCAAACCACACAGCACAGCAACACCCGCTGCCCGGTCTACTTGCACCCCTCCGCATGCAGTAGCCGCGCCGCCGTCGAAGCCATCCAGCGCCAAACCGGCCTGCTGGTGATCACCACCCCCAAAGGCCGCACCGCGGTTGTCGAACCCACCAGCACTGCCAGCGATTGCTCGTGGCCTTTCGGGGGCGACGCAGCATGAGACAACTTTTGATCGGGCTCGCCGGCCGCGCACGCACCGGTAAAACCACCGCCGCCACTCACCTTGTAAACGTCCACGGTTTTCAGTCTTACGCCTTTGCAGATCCGTTGCGCGAAGGATTGATGAACATCTTCAACCTGAGTCCGTGCGACTTCGACGGCGACCGAAAAGAGCAGCCTATAGGCTGGCTCGGCCGCTCCGCTCGCGAACTGATGCAGTCATTGGGTACTGAGTGGGGCCGCAACCTGGTGCATCCAGAGCTCTGGCTGCTACTGGCTGAACAGAACCTCGAATTCCTCGGGCAGACCCACGACACCGCAACCGGCTTCGTGATCAGCGACTTGCGATTCGAGAACGAGGCTGACTTTGTTCGGAAGCGCGGCGGCATCGTGGTCCACGTCCTTCGCCCTGATGCGACAGAGGTGAACCCACATGTCAGCGAATCAGGCATTGGCATTCAGGACAACGACCTAGTGCTGCACAACGATGGCGCCCTCGACGAACTCTTTGGTCAGTTGGACGAGTTCTTCACCGCCTTGACCGCACGCGTCGACTGCGACGCAGCCTGAGGACAGCGCCATGAACCGCACCCTGGACGAAACCGCCGCATTGCTCGGACTCAAGCCCCGTGCCTTCCGCACCAGGTTGCGCGAGCTGGGCATCTTGAACAGCAGCGGCGACCTTGCCAGCCAGCATCGTGACCGGGGCTACCTGTACTCGGATCCACGCAGCACCCTGATCCCGTCGATCAACAAATGCCGCCACTACTCCGTGGTGATGGTGAAGGAAGACGGTGTGGATTGGCTGGCCAAGAAGCTTGGAATCACCATCACCAAAAAGGACGCCGCCGCATGAAGACCAACAACCTCAATGCCTACACGCAAGCCCTCGGCGCCCTGAAGCTAATCCCTATCTACTTGAACTGCCCGGGCGTCATCAGCCGCGCAACACTCGTTGGTGCGTCAACGGAAGCCATCCAGCTTCTGGAAAGCATGCCGGTACTAAGCACCGAACTGGCCGAAGTGTTCCGCTGCGTCAACAACGTCATTCAAGACGGGCAAGTGGCCTACGTCACCCCCACCAACTCGCCGGAGTATCCATTCGGCGCAGTGGTGGCTGATGCAAAAGGCCAAATCTGCGCCGCCGCCATGGGCAAAAGCAAAGAAGGCTTGGCCGAAATGATCCGGCTCAAGTTGGTGCCCCCATCGGAGGGGTTCGGGGAGGTTGCCGCATGAGCAACACCCTCGACCAGCTTCGCAAACAGTTCGCCACACCTTGCCCGTCCCTAACCGCCGTGCGTGAACATTACTTTGCGCACATCCGAACTGACCGCCACCTACTGGGCGAGATCAAGGCCGGGCGCATTGCTTTGGTCGTGACGCGCCTGCACTGCTCGGTGCGAGCAAAACCGGTGGTGTACCTGCACAACCTGGCTGACTACCTCGACGCTCAAGCGACGAAGGCAGCGGCCTGATTGAACGGTAGCCCCTGCCGTCCAGGGGCAACCAACACGCACTCAACGAGGCACAGCACATGAAAGCCACAGACACGAATGACTTCTTCAGCTCACTCAATGCCGGCGTCTTCTCACAGCAGATCGGCCAAGCCCTATCAAACGTTGCGGCCGGCGTTATCGACTTTGGCAAGGCCGGCGAAGTGACCATCAAACTGAAGATGAAGCAGATCGGCCAAAGCAACCAGGTTGCGATCAGCCACACCCTCGACTTCGCGCAACCTACCAAGCGCGGAAAGTTGCGCGAGGACTCAACCCTCGACACACCGCTGTACCTGACCCCTCAAGGGCTGACGCTCTTTCAGAACGATCCGACGGCGCAGCTTTTCAAACCCGAAGACGCGCCGGTGAAAGCGCGATAAATCCAGCACCAACACGCTACACCAAATCCTCTCACCAAAAGGGAAACACCAATGTCGCTTACTAAAGACACGCTTGAACTGATCATTGACCAAGCCTCTGCCGCCGCCCAGCTACCAGCCACGCTCCTGCCCGTAACCGCTCTACCCGTTGGTGTAAAAATCCACAACCTGGAACAGTACCAGGCACTTCGCTCTCGTTTCCGTGGCGTCCTGAATACCACCAGTCTGCGCGACTTCGCCGAGTACACGATCTCCCGCACCGGCCCAGCCGCGAAAGGCTTCATTGATCAGGACAACATGAGCTGCCAAGTGTTTTTCAATCTCGGCACTGACCAAGCCCCCGGCCATGCAGATGACACCGCTAGGCTGACGCTCAAACCGACCGCTGCTTATCTGGCACTTCAGAAGATTGTCGGCCGGCTACTCACTCAGCGCGATCTGGCTGAATGGATCGAAGACTGGAACACCAGCCTGGTCGCAGTGAAAGAAGGTGGCGGAACGATGCCGATCAGCGCCGCAGTTGCCAGCGTTCGCAACATCACCATCGAGGCGAAGAGCACTGCAACGACCAGCGAACACAACTTCGGCGCCGCCCGTAGCGCGATGGACAGCATCGAGGCCGCGAATGCTGATTCTCGCGTGGAAGCGCTGCAATTCTCACTGATCCCGTATGACGGTCTGGCCATCCGCGTATTCACGCTGAAGCTCAGCATCTTTACCGGCAGCGACAAGCCAGCCCTGAAGTTGCGCTGGGCCGGTGAAGAGCAACAGGTCGAGGAAATCGCCCAAGAGTTCAAGACTACCCTCGCCAAAGAAGTAGGCGGCGCGGCCACTCTGATCTTGGGTACGTTCAGCGCGTAAACCTTTCAACCCCGTGGCAACACCCCGCCGCCGTCCTCTCACCAATGATCCCGGCGGCGGGCTCTACCGAGGAACACAGCACATGCAAACTCAACACCTAATCATTGCAGCCGGCTCAGCCCTCGGGCTGTTGCTGATGGCCTACTTCATCCGCAAAGGAATCCTGCGAGCACTCGCCCGTAGCTACGCCAGAGGCCTGGATGAACGCAATAGTCTGCACTCGCTTCGAATCGAAGCGCTGAACAGCGACATTGCCGATCTGAATCGCCTGCACCGCGCGGATCAAAACCGACTGGCTGAACTGACTCGGCAAGCCCGCGTTATTCGCGCTACCCCTTTCCTCAAAAGCGATCACCTGACACTGCTAGAGATTGCCACCACCCTCAGGCTGGCCAAAGACACTTGGGATGCGTTCCCAGGAACCGAGGCTTACCGCGTGAAAGCCATCAACCAGGCCCACTTCGTCGGCGCCCTGGCTTATCGCTTACTGGATAGCATCAGTTCAGCTGCAGCGCTCAACACCTTCGAACAGAACAAATCACACAAGGTGGATGAACCGGGTGTCACGCTCCAACCGGGAGTAGCAGCATGAGCGATAACCAAATGATCAACGTCCCGCGCGACGAAGTTGAACGCCTGGTGAAACTGTTGCAATACCAAGCACATCCCCACCCATCACCACATGCCGAGTTCTGGCAGGGAATGCTGGATAAGCCCGCGCCAGCAGCAACCGTGCAGCGCTTCTGGTCCTATGAAGCACAGAATATCCGCTGCGTTCGTGAGTCGGACTACGACGCTCTAGAGCAACGACTCACCAGAGCCGAGGCGGGATTGCAGTGGGAGACGGAGCGAAACGCGCTGTTGCTGGCCGAGTTGCGGGACGATGAAGCTAGCCTCCAAGGCGACCCGGGCGCATGCGACCCTGATGTCTACGCTAACGGCAAGAGCGTGTGCCTTGTCGACATCCCGAAAGATACGGCCGAGGTGATTTGTCGGAATGTCTCAGCAGTAACCGGCAACAGGCTTGATTGGCATTACATAGGTGGGCGCGTACATATAAAAGCGCTGGCCCCGCCCAAGCAGCCCTGCCCGTTCGAGGTGATGCCATGATCAAGCTGACAGAAAAAGTCCATGTAGCCGCCAGCCAAATCTCGAAGATCGTTGTGAGCGATTACGACGCGAAAGTAAACGTACATCTGGCAGACGGCGACGTCATTGTTGTGATGGCTGACTACGGCAAGACCAAGTTCGACAAACAGGAAGAGATTGTTGCCTCCGTGGTCGCGGAGGCACCGAAGACATGAACACAGCCTTTATTCTGATGGCCCAATACAATGGCCGAGCCATCATCCCGCTAGAACAGGTGTGCAAGGACTACTTCACTCACCTCACCACCGAAATGTTCCAGCGCAAGGTACTGGCCGGCCAGATCAAAATCCCGATCACTCGACTGGAGCCCAGCCAGAAAAGCGCCAAGGGGATCCACATTACCGACCTCGCGGCCTACCTCGATTTGCAACGGGAAGCCGCAGTCAAGGAATGCAACCAGCTCAACGGCTTAAAACGCGCCTCTTAAGCCACTTCATTGATGCGGCGCCCAGTTGTACGGGCGCCTTCAATATCTTGTCATGCCACTCCCAGCCAATGTATGAATCCCCTCTGCCACGCAGATGCGTATAACGCCTCAGAGAGTTCCAGTCCCTGTGTCCTGAAACACTCGCTACACGTGGGATATCCCAGTCCATTTCAAACAAACGGCTCACGCCGTCGTGCCTCAGATCGTGGAAGTGCAAGTCTTCAATCTCTGTAAACTTGCAGGCTTTCGCCCAGGACGTTGAAATAGATTCAGGGCTATACGGGAATATATCCTCGCCGGCCTTAGGCATTGTTTGAAGAATTCGCCACGCTTCATCTGGTAAGTAACACCAAACATCATTGCCAATTTTCTGGCCGGGGTTCTTCATATCCCGGACCATCACCCGCTGACCAGCCTCATCAACATCAGCCCAGGTAATACGAGTAATCTCATCGAGTCGCCGCGTGGAAAAAATCGCGAAGCCCACGACCTTCAGCATATTGATTGAACTACGCCGGCGCCCCTGCATTTCTTCGTAGTAACTCAGTACCTTTCCCAGTTCAACCAACGACGGTCGACGATCCCTCTCGCGGCTTTTCAAGTTGTAACCGAGCTTACGCAATACCTTACGTGCGTCACCCATTGCATGCGGATCAACTTGATAGCCCCAGGCGGGCCGAGCAATTGATAACACTGCGCCAAGATGGGCAAGATCGTTGCCTGCGGTTTGAGGCTGCACCCCACCGCCTGCTTTACTCATACGCCAAAGCGCGTAGTCCACCAGTTGCTGACTGTTCACGTCAGAATCAACCAACTTCCCAAAGTCCGTTTCCGAAATGGCATTCAACGTGGCCTTCTTGGTTTTCCCGAGCGGCCGGGCCTTCTCCATTTCATCCAGGTAGCGGGTGATCATGTCGCTGACCGTGACCCCCTTTCGGTTCGCCCGCTCGATTGCACCAGGCTCATCCAGCTCCGCACCGCGCTTTCGCGTCCAGGCCTGAGCTGCCTGTTTTCGGGCAAAGGTCTGACTCTCTTGGTAGACTTGCACTCCGTCGCGCTTGATGCGGATCTGAGCTGTATAGCTCACGCTCCCATCCGCCAGTTTTCTTGCCCTGATAGTCGCCAT